AGCCGTGTTCGACGCCGGGCCAGACATCACCACGCCGAAGCAACTCCTCGCCCAATTGCCGGACGGGCGGGCCTGGGCCTGCTACTTCGTTCGTGGGGCTGGCACACCGGAGCTGGCCAACTATCGGCTCGAGGAGGCCGAAGGGCTGGTCAAAGCCTATCGGACGCGGGTGATCGACTGGTTCGTCGGGCTGGTGAATCGCGGGAAGATCCTCTTTCCGATGGGTTCACCGCGTGAACAAGAGGTCGTCGAGCACTTGCTGGCCCTGAAACGGGTCGAAAGCCGAACGGCGGCAGGCGAAGACGCCGTGCGTTGGAAATCCACCTCGAATGACGACCACTGGTTCTTCGCCTGTCTGTATGCCGCCATCGCCTGGGATCTCAGCGAAACGGTCCAGGGCCGATCGGTCGTGCCCGTGGGTCCTTGGATGATGGGGCGGGTTCGGATGGCGGGGGTGGCTTGACCTCTGGGCTCAGGTTTGGTATGCTGGTCTGGTGTTCGGGGTCGACAGCCCAAAATCCAAGCCGTTCTCGCTTTGCCCCACCTCTATGGCGGGGTCGTGTCGTGGGCACCTCTCGTTCTGGCCCGGTCTGTCGACCACGACACGGCCTGCCCCCCCTTCCCGGGACGCGGTCTCCTCTCATTCCTCTGGAGAACCGTCATGTCTGTTCCTGCTCTCTTTCAGTTCGAGTCCGTCTCTGTTCGCGTCCAGGTGGACTCGGATGGGTTCCCTTGGTTCAACGCCAACGACGTGTGCGAAGCGCTGCAGCTTGGCAACGCCCGTCAGGCACTGGAGTCTCACGTCGATACCGATGACGTCCAGAAATTGGACGCCATCGACAGCCTCGGCCGGACCCAGCGAGCCAACCACGTTAACGAGTCGGGCCTATACGCGCTGATCCTCGGCAGCACCAAGGATGCCGCCAAGCGCTTCAAACGCTGGGTGACCAGTGAGGTACTGCCCGCTATCCGCAAGACCGGCGCGTACTCCGTGCCCGGCGCGGTGGCCGCCCTGCCTGCGCCAACACAGGATCGGGTGAGCGCCATCCTGCTGATCGGCGACGCCATCGCCAAGGTGCCCGGCGTCAAAACCGGCATCGCGATGGCCGCGACGCTGACCTGCATCCAGGAAAACACCGGCCTCACCGTCGAGACGCTGCGTCGCACCCTTCCCGCCGCCGCCGATCCGATCTGCTCGCTCAATGCCACCCAACTCGGCAAGCTGCTGGGCCGCTCCGCCAAGGGTACCAACCGGCTCCTGGCAGACCACGGCCTACAGTTTCGCAATGATCGCGACGAGTGGGAACTGACCGAGGCCGGCGAAGCCTGGGCCGAGGCCATGCCGTACTCGCGCAACGGTCATTCCGGCTACCAGATCCTCTGGAATCCGGCCGTCACCGAGCAGATCCGGGAGGCGGCATGATGGACAAGCCTCTTCGCATCATCACCGCCGACGAACGGTTCGCGGAAAAGAGCGGAGCCAAGCTGACGCTGCTCGGCAAGAGTGGTATCGGCAAGACCAGCCAGCTGCGAACTCTGCCCGAGGCCTCGACGCTGTTCGTAGACCTTGAGGCTGGCGACCTCGCCGTCAAGGCCTGGCGTGGCGACTGCGTGCGGCCTGCCACTTGGCCCGAGTTCCGCGACCTGGTGGTGTTCCTCGCCGGCCCGAATCCGGCGCTGCCGCCCGATGCGCCGTTCTCCGATGCGCATTACCGGCACGTCTGCGAAAGCTACGGCGCCCCGGCCCGGCTGGCGAAGTACGACACCTACTTCGTCGACTCGATCACCGTGCTCTCGCGCCTGTGCCTGACCTGGGCCAAGGCGCAGCCACAGGCATTCTCCGACCGCACCGGCAAGCCCGACACCCGGGGCGCCTACGGCTTGCTCGGCACCGAGATGATCGCCGCACTGACCCATCTGCAGCACGCGCGGGACAAGAACGTCATCTTCGTCGCCATCCTCGACGAGCGCCTGGACGATTTCAACCGCAGGGTCTTCGTGCCGCAGATCGAGGGCTCGAAGACCGCGTTGGAACTGCCCGGCATCGTCGATGAAGTCGTGACGCTGGCCGAACTCAAGACCGACGAGGGAGAGCTTTACCGCGCCTTCGTCTGCCAGACGCTCAATCCCTGGGGCTATCCCGCCAAAGACCGCTCCGGCCGACTCGACCTCGTCGAGGAGCCGAACCTTTTGAAGCTCATCCGCAAATGCGCTGGCGACAACGCCGCCATCCATCACTGAAAGGACACGTAATGAACACCTGGACCGATTTCAACGACGCCGAACAACAGCAGGGCTTCGATCTCATCCCGAAGGGCACCACCGTCAAGGTGCGCATGACCATCAAGCCGGGCGGCCATGACGATCCGGCGCAGGGCTGGACCGGGGGCTACGCCACCGAGAGCTTCGATACCGGCAGCGTCTACCTCGCCTGCGAGTTCGTCGTGCTGGATGGGCCGTTCGCCAAACGCAAGATGTGGTCGAACATCGGCCTGCAGTCCCGGAAGGGGCCGACCTGGGGCCAGATGGGACGCAGCATGATCCGGGGCATCCTCAATTCGGCCCGCAACGTCCATCCCCAGGACAACTCCCCCCAGGCTGCGTCCGCTCGCCGCATCCAGGGCTTCCACGAACTGGATGGCATCGAGTTCCTGGCCCGCGTCGACGTCGAGAAGGATGTCAAGGGCGAGGACCGCAACGTGGTGAAGCTCGTCGTCGAGCCCGACCACAAGGACTACGCGGCTCTGATGGGCACAGCCACGAAGGCGCCGGCCGGCGGCGGCAATTCCGGAGCACCCGCGACGGCGGTACCTCAACAGGCGACCACGCAGCGTCCGCCCGTTCCCGGCAAGCCCGCCTGGGCGCAGTGAGGAGGCTGGTCATGACAGGAAAACGCTGCGGCAATTGCCGCCATCTCGACCGGTCGAGCGCCAGCGACATCGGCTGGCTGCGCATCGCCCGCTGCCGCCATCCGAGGGGTGTGCGCATCGGGACGACCGCCATTCGCAACAACTATGTGGAGCTCGACGCCTGCTGTACCGAGCACGCCGTCCGTGCCCGGCAGGGCGCGCAGCCGGGAGGCTGCCATGCATGAGCGGCAAATGCTGGGTATGCAAACGGCAGGCGCGAGGGTTCGGCCATTCCGACGGCCGCTTCAAGATCGCCGACCCTCGGCGCTATCCCCTCGACTGGGTGTTCTGCAGCCGTCGCTGCCAGGACATCTTCCACACGCTCTACGGTCGGCGACTGGCGGCCGAGGAGCGCGGGGAGGCGCACATGGTTGATGCGAGCGATATCGAAATCGCGGCGATGCGCGATTGCCTGCAGGCCTTCGGCGCGGCGGCCGAGCGCATCGGCTTCGACAAACCGCTCGGGGCGTATTCGGAAGCAGAGGCGATGACGGTGATCGACGCCATCGTCACGCGCTACACCGAGGCGCTGACCGAGCATCACGAACGGGCAAGCACGCCGCCGCTGCGCGGCGTGCCGGTGGCCGAGGTTGTTCGTGATCCGTTCGCCGACTTGAAGGATGACCTGCCGTGGGAAGAGCCGAAGGGAGGGAAGCTATGATGGACTTCAACTCCTCTTCGAGCGTCTCCGGGCAGATCATCGCCCTGGTCGATGCCGGCCTGCAGCAGGCGCGTGTCCGCCAGTCTGAGCGCCAGTACCTCGGGGCCTCGCGACTCGGGGTGGCCTGCGAGCGCGCGCTGCAGTTCGAGTACGCCAAGGCGCCAGTTGACCATGGGCGCGACGTCCCCGGACGGATGCTGCGCATCTTCGAGCGCGGCCACGTCATGGAGGACTGCATGGTCGCGTGGCTGCGGGATGCAGGATTTGACCTGCGCACCCGAAAGGCCGATGGCGAGCAGTTCAGCTTCTCCGTGGCCGAGGGCCGCCTGCAGGGCCATATCGACGGCGTCATCGTCGGTGGCCCAGAAGGCTTCGCCTTTCCCGCGCTATGGGAATGTAAATGTTTGGGCAGCAAGTCCTGGCGCGAACTGGAGAAAAGCGGCCTGGCCGTCGCCAAGCCCGTCTATGCCGCGCAAGTGGCGATCTACCAAGCCTATCTCGAACTCACCGAGCACCCGGCGATCTTCACGGCCCTCAATGCCGACACGATGGAGATCTACACCGAGCTCGTGCCCTTTGATGCGGCTTTGGCACAGCGCATGTCGGATCGGGCGGTGAAGGTCATCACGGCGACCGAGGCGGGAGAACTCCTGCCGCGCGCCGTCCATGACTCGACCCACTTCGAATGCCGGATGTGCGCATGGCAAGACCGCTGCTGGAGCAACACATGAACAACCACACCCAATCTCAAGAAGCGCTGGCTGAAGACGAATCGATGATCGATGCCCGACAGGCCAGCTTCGCACTCCGGTTGCCCTACTACTGGTTCGCCGATCCGCAGATGCGTGCCGCAAAGCGCATCCCTCACTACCTGTTGTCGCGCATGGTTCGCTTCCGACTATCGGAACTGGAGGTCTGGTATCGACAGAACGGAAGGATATGCCAAGCCGGCAAGCTCGGTACGGAGGGCGGCGATGACTGACTACCGCGTTCAGATCAAGGTCAGAAACGCTCGCCTGTTGCGCGCCATTGAGAAGGCAGGCCACCAGCCCG